CGTGTACTTTGATTAGTTTGATACCTTGTAAGTATCGTATTCGATCGTAATGTTTCATACCCTACGGCGTATGTTATGTTATTGTTCGAACGGTAGAGGTTCGGATTTTTCAAACTTTCATATTTTTTCTGATTTTGCTCGTGATAGCAAATTGTAAATATAATCACGGCAGGAGTAAACCTGGATAAAAAATCGTTTATGGTGCTTGTAACAGCACCTTTATAAATATAGTTACACAGGAACAAAACCTGGATAAAAAACATGGATATTGAATTCCGTAAATTCATAAGGTGAGAATAAACTCACTTTAATTAAATTTGACTAAGAAGTCATAAAATTATCATAGATTGCCTTTGTCATATATTTGACAAAGCAGGACTCATCGCAATCTGAAAATTGAGACCCATAATTGGTTACCCACATTTATATAAATGAAGTATATTATATTTGTGTTGCTTTTATGGACCGTACTGGAGGCGCTTTTGCGCCCGGGGACTTAACCCCATTTCTTCTTTTGTGTACATTGAACGATGTGCGCATGTCAAAAACTACAGTTCGCTGAAACCACAGATCAGTCTTTGGAAAAAGTAGTAAGTGATAGAAGGAAGTCTATTACATCAGCTCAGGCACGTGAGTTAAAACGTGCCACAAAGCATAGCTCTTTTTTGTTAGCTCAAAGCAAAAAGAAGAAACAACTGGCATCAAAACCAGTCGCTATCCTTTCGTCTAAGAAATCTCCTAGAGAATTCATTCGTAAACGTTCTGCATTATCTAAAAAGAAGGATAAATATTCTGACTTTAAACCGTCAGATGATTTTTCTAATTATGAAGATTCTTCAGACAATGGTGAAGACCTAGTCTCCACCATCGAACATGAGCCTGTGGACATGTTCGGAAGCCTTTCTACTGATGATGAATTTGATTCATTTTTGGTAGCCCCCCCCTCCCCTAAGAAGGAGAAATCTCTTGCTGATAAAGCCAAGATCGAACATATTAATTCGACTCAACTTGGAGTTATTGAGAAACGACGTCAAAATCGTATCGCTAAGAAGAAAGAGAAACGCCGAGTCAGACAGCTAATAAGGGCTTCTGCGGCAAAACCCAAACGAGAAGAATTTACTGAACCGTCGGCTTATTTTATTGATTTGAATGCCAAGAAATTGGAAAAGTCTTTAAAACCTGACGATGTTAAGCAAAAGAAAACTCGTGGGGGTGTTCGTAGAGGACATCCCAACAAGAATCGTCGAATTCTTAAGCGTAATGAAAAGCAAGAAAAGTACAATCATGCCATTGCACGTGCCAAGCATTCCGCTTCAGTCAAGGCCGCCGCCAAGGAACGGCGGAAATTGGCTAAAGAAAAGAAAAAGAAGGATTCTATAGTTACCGAATCAGGAATAGCACCTCTTCCAGAGGTAGATATTTTTGGCGATACAGCTAGGTTCTTTGAAACAGATCCTTACGAATCCGACTGGAAACATGGCGGCTTCGAAGAATTTACATTCGATAGAATAGAGACCGAAACTGTTCTCGGTACAGCAGATAAATTGTTTCAGACATTTAATGATGTTAAAACTTCTTTGTTTGCTCACTTTGATGAAAATCAAAGACACACTCTGAAACAAGTTGTTTCAGTTTTAGCGCTTGCAGAAGCGTGTAGGGGCTCAGCTATTTCTAAGAAAGTTGCAGCCATCACTTTATTTCTAGGAAATGATACTGCTTACAATACCAAAGCCATTAGCGCTGGTTTGTTTGCTTTTTCCATTCTCTATGATAAGTGGAATGAAGACGAGATTAAAACTGAAAGTCTTTCTGAAACCATTGAAGATTTCACAGCCGTTGTTAACGATGTGTGGAATAGTGAACTGGTCACAGCACTCCGGAATGTTTTAGTCCTTTTGGGAACTGCTAAGTTGTTTTCAAAAGAAGTCGGACTTGGTATTATAGCAGCATTAGGTGCTATACCGAGTATGAAACTAGATGAATTATTTGTCTATGTTTCAAAAATATTTACTGCCATTTTCAAGTTTTTTGAAAATTTGCGAAATGGAGTTCCTTTCTCCAAAGCCATGATGGCTGAGGATCCCATTAAGGAATGTAAATTAACTATGGCACGTTTGATTCGGGAGTCAAACAATCTTTACACTTCATTGCCTATTGATGGTTATGTTTCACACAAAGTGTGGAGTAAAGAAGCCAATGCGATCATTAAACTTGTAGAAGGCATTCTTCCTAAACTTAGGAAAT